TGGAATAAAGCCTGGTCTGATCTTAGATGGGAGCCAGCAAAAAATGAGAGGTGGTGGGTCGTATGATGAGAAAAATACTCGGGCCTCCGGGAACAGGGAAAACTACACGTCTCTTACACTACGCTCGAACTTTTCTCAAACTAGGGACTCCAATTGAAAAGATAGGCTATTTTGCTTTTACCAAGAAAGCAGCAGGAGAAGCTAAAGAAAGAATGCTAGATCAAAATCCTAGCATCAGTGAGAAACAATTAAAACATTTTAGAACTTTACATTCACTAGCCTTTTGGAAACTGGGAATGAAAAAAAGTGAAGTGATGCAGGACGAACACTACGAAGATATAGGTAGGAGTGTGGGTATAGAAGTAACAGTTTATAGTAACGGAGAAGAAAAAACAGGTTTCGTAGATTCAGACAGTGAATATTTTAATATAATTAATGCCGCACGCATAAAAGAAATACCAATTGAAAACGAATACAATACCGATATGTATTCCCAGGATCTGGATCAGAACTTATTATATATTTTAAGAGATGAATTGAATAATTATAAAGAATCTTTCCATCTCAAAGACTACACAGATATGATCGAAAAATTCATTGTGTCAGAATTGTGTCCAAAATATGACGTCGTTTTTATTGATGAAGCACAGGACTTATCGCCGATTCAATGGAAAATGTTTGATGTTTTAAAGAAAAATTCCAAACATGTTATCTTGGCTGGTGATGATGATCAAGCTATTTATGGCTGGGCCGGAGCAGATGTTAAAAGATTTCAACAAGAACCTGCAAAAGAAATAGTATTACCCCAATCTTATCGAGTTCCTAGATTAGTTCAACATATTGCTGACAATATTTTAAGTAGAATACCAGATGAACGAAGATTAAAAAAAGAATGGGAGGCACGAGATGAAGATGGCTCAATATATTTTGGTACCTCTATCGAAGATGTTCCTTTACACGAAGGAAAGTGGTTAGTGTTAGCTAGATACAATGATAAATTAATAAAACTTAAACCTATTCTTAGGGAGATGGGAATTTATTTCGAATATAAAGATAGAAAAAGTTATAAAACAAGACTTTACTCAGCAATACAAAGCTACACCCGTTGGACAAATGGCTCTTTATTATCCATCTCGGAATGCAAGGATCTTTTTGAATACCTGGGCAAAGACTTCTCACAAACTGAAGAAAGAATGTATGATTTAACGGAATTTGGATATCAACGAACTCAGCTTTGGTTTGAAGTTTTTGAAACTGAACCTGAGGACAGTTTATATATTAGAGACATGCTTCAAAGTGGTGAAGAATTATCTAAAGATCCTAGAGTTAAACTATCAACGATTCATGCAGCTAAAGGTGGTGAAGCGGATAATGTTCTTCTTCTCTTAGATAATACTAAAACTATCCGGGAGGCTATTGAAAAAAGTCAAGACAAAGAAGATGAAGAAAATAGAGTGTGGTATGTGGGCATCACACGTACTAAACAAAATTTATATATCATGGCGGCAAAAAAGGAGGATAAAGGATATGACATCGAAAGTCTACAATAAACAAATTGGTGGCACACATTATCGCAAAATGAAAATTCAGCCAAGCAAATTTGTAATTGAGAACAAGTTGCTTTTTCCAGAAGGGAATGTTATTAAATATATTTGCAGGCATAAATATAAAGGCGGAAAGGAAGATTTAGAAAAGGCAAAACATTTTATAGATATGATAATTGAAAGAGATTATTCTTAATGAGAATACCTAAATTTGAAGCTCAAACAGAGTGGGTAAAACCGACAGAATTTCCAGACCTGCGACAAGTAGATGAAATTGCAATAGATTTAGAAACAAGAGATCCGGACCTAATTAAAAAAGGATCTGGTTCCATTATTGGTAATGGAGAAGTTATAGGCATCGCTGTCGCTACTTCTTTTTACAAAGGATATTTTCCTATTGCCCATGAAGGCGGTGGTAATATGGATAAACAAAAAGTTCTGTTGTGGCTTAAAGATATACTAGAATCTCCGTCAACAAAAATATTTCACAATGCTATGTATGATGTCTGTTGGCTAAAAAAATTAGGATTTAAAATCAACGGCGACATTGTTTGTACTATGCTGGCTGCCGCTGTTACGGACGAGAACAGATTTCGCTATGATCTTAATAGTTTATCGTGGCATTATTTAGGATATGGGAAAAATGAAAGAGCATTAGCAGAAGCAGCAGAGGAATGGGGCATAGATCCCAAAGCTGAAATGTACAAGCTACCTGCGATGCATGTTGGATCTTATGCTGAAAGAGATGCTGAAGTAACCCTGGGTCTGTGGCAAGAGATGAAAAAAGAAATTATTAATCAGGATCTGGAGGACATATTTGATTTAGAAACAGAACTCTTTCCATGTCTTGTTGATATGAGATTTAAAGGTGTGCGAGTTGATATTGAAAAGGCTCACGCAATGAAAACAGAATTTAAAAAATCAGAACAAGAATTATTACATAAGATAAAAGGAGAAACAAATATAGACACACAGATATGGGCTGCAAGATCAATTGCGAATGTCTTTGATGTATTAAGATTAGAATATCCTCGTACAGAAAAAACAGCCGCTCCATCTTTTACTAAAAATTTTTTACAAGAACATAAACATCCTGTTGTAAACATGATTGCCAAAGCAAGAGAGATTAATAAAGCTCACACTACTTTTATCGATTCTATTTTAAGGTACGAACACAAAGGTAGAATTCATGCAGAGATAAATCAATTACGATCACAGACAGGTGGAACAGTTACTGGAAGATTTTCTTATCAGAACCCAAACCTTCAACAAATTCCAGCAAGAAACAAAGACTTAGGCCCCAAGATCAGAAGTTTATTTATACCTGAAGAAGGACACAAGTGGGGTTGTTTTGATTACAATCAGCAGGAACCAAGGCTCGTTGTGCACTATGCATCGCTCTATAAACTACCTTCAGTCTATGATGTAATAGATTCCTACAAAGATAATATTAAATCAGACTTCCACCAGACCGTAGCTGATATGGCAGAGATTCCTAGATCCCAGGCCAAAACTATTAACCTAGGATTATTTTATGGAATGGGTAAAGCAAAACTGCAGGCAGAGCTAGGAGTCACTAAAGAAAAAGCAGCAGAATTATTTAATCAGTATCATGCCAAAGTTCCGTTTGTTAAACAGCTAATGGAGAAGGCTTCCAACAGAGCACAGGATCGCGGACAAATCCGAACTCTTCTGGGTCGACTTTGTCGCTTCCATCTATGGGAACCTAATAGTTTTGGTATGCATAAGGCCATGTCGCATGAAGATGCACTCAGGGAACATGGACCAGGGATTAGAAGAGCTTACACATATAAATCTTTAAATAAATTAATTCAAGGATCAGCCGCTGACATGACAAAAAAATCTATGCTGGAGTTGTATAAAGAAGGAATTATAGCACATATTCAAATTCACGATGAACTTGATTTATCTATTGAGAACGAAAAACAAGCCCAAAAAATCATTGAGATTATGGAGAATGCTGTTACACTTGAAGTTCCTAACAAAGTAGACTATGAGTTCGGTTCTAATTGGGGGGATATTTACGATTAACCAGGAGGAAACTATGGAAAAAGTAAAACAATTATGGACATTAGCAAAAGCTAATCCAAAAATATCTGCCGCTATTGTGGTAGTAATCGTTGCCATATATTTTTTAGTAAACTAGGAACTATATGACCGATGGCCTATTTAAATGCGAACATTCCTGTGCTCTATTCGCAGATCAGGAGAGAGTATCTCTATGATCTTAAAAATCACCATGGAGAAGTGGAAGACTGCATTATCTTTGGTCTGGCATCGATTACAGGGCGCCCTATACTCTTTCACGCAATTATGGAAAACGGTGCTGTATTCTACCGTCTGCCAATCTCTGCGTTCATTCAAAGAGATTATGACGCAAAAGAAGTTCCTAGACATAGACTTGATGAGCTGGAGCTGTGGAATTGCTTTAGTTACTATCCTAGCGTTACTTCTTTTGATATCCTAGACGGACAATCAGGAAAATATATTGGAAAAGACAAGAAGTGGCACCCAGGTGCTTATCTCTTTACTGTTGACTGGGCTCACCCAGAGAGTAATATTGTAGATACGGATCATTCCGAAATACCGCACGAACATAAGTGCGCTCACATCATGGCTTTAGATGATGGAAACTATGCAGCACAACCCAATAATAGAATTATATGGAGTATTCCTTCATTTACTGTTAAGGATGAAGTTCCATATGATTGGAAAGTCCAAACTACTGAATGGAATGTAGAAGACAGTAGGAAATGGAAAACAGAAGACTCGGATAGATTCTTCTATGATATTGAGGAAACAAAAAATGACTGAACGATGGTGTAAAAAATGTAATAAAATGTGTCACTGTACAAACGCAGAAAGTGGTGAATGTACCAGCTGTGACTGTGGCAATAGAGAAGAAGACTCAACCTACGAAGGGGGTGGTGTCGTCATTGACGACACGGGAGAATGCGAATCATGTCAATAAATAAACTATTTTTAATACTAGCACTTGTGGCTTTAAGTTCTTGCTCGCTTGGACAAAAATGTACGTACACACAAGACGGAACTAAAATTTCATCTTATGTATGGTTTACTAAAGAAGTACCAGCAGATTTAAGCAAAGATAACTGTAACTAGTATGAATGATAAAATTATTACTGCGCTGTTGGCTATTCTCATTGCCCTCGGGGGATGGACGCTTTCACGAACATTCAGCCTGTCACAAGATATGGTTCTTATTAAAGAAAAAGTATCGGGGATTGAAGATGAAATTCAGAACTCTAAAAATTTTAAGAAGAAGAAAAAACGCAAGAAAAATAAGGGAGAGAACGGATAAGTGGGTAAAATATCTAATTATTTTTTTATTCTTGACTCTTCTTTTATTTCCATTAGCTCAATGCAATGGAGTCAAACACATTATTGAAATTACTGAACCTCTTGATCATACAGAAGGTGACGACGGAGGAAAAATAAAGTATAAGATTATCTTTGGAGACAAATCCCAGAAGGAATAAATGAGAACACATCAAGATATTGTAACTGAAATAGAAACAGTTTTAAAAGATAAAGTTGCACCTTCTGTTGCAGCACACAGCGGCGAAATTAAGTTTATTAGTTTTCATGAAGGTGTTGTAAAGCTTCTATTATCTGGAAGCTGTAGCGGATGTGCCATGTCTAAAGTGACATTACATCGTGGTGTTGAGAACATACTTAAACATTATATTCCAGAAGTTCAAGCGATTATTGGTGAGGATGATGAAAAGGCTGAGGAACAAGGCTACACTCCTTATTTCCCAAAAGATCAAGAGCCTGATTGGAAGAAGTTAGAAAAACACAAATATGAATAAAATCCCTTTAACAATATCCGAAGAAGCAAAAGTTCAAATGCCCATGAAGACAGTAGCGTCCCTCATAACGCTCGTAGCAATTGGGACCTGGGCTTTTTTTGG